TCTTACTGTTCTCACCCAGTGATTTATCAATTTGAGGCTGCACTAAAAACTCCCACCTAAGTGGAATAAAAATTTACAGCATCATAATTGATTTCACTTAGGTAAACGGTGGATCCGTCTGCATAGCCCCCCATGCAGGTCTTCTCTAAACATTAACAGTAACGGTGTCCTAGCGGTTATCCTCACCTGCTTAAGATAGAGTGCTTTTGTGCCCCTGTTTATCGGGAACACGCCAAGTCCGTGGCATAATTCATAGCTCAAATTATCAAATAGGATGAGCGATCCTCCATACTTCAGTTAATACACGTGATGGTAACGTGATGTTGTCGAATTGCACCCGCTCCTTCTCCTTGAGTTCTTAGGGTTTGCAATACGCCAGTTAATGTCAGGGTGACAAATGTCTGAAACCATCAGACAACGATGGGAAGCCCATAATTGTAAAGAGGTGGGCACCCATTGAAGAAGAACAGATTAAAATCTTCTCCAGCCGAACAGTACGTGGTGATCAAGCCAGCGTTGCCAATGGCCATATTCTTTGGGACATCAAGCTCAACAGCATAGGAAGGAGCGTTGTTCACTGTCGTATAGCTGTGAATAGCTTCCCAAATGGGTATAAATCGCTTGTGCTCCAGGAAAGGCACTTCAAAAGAGACATGTGGGTTTATTCCCAAGTACCGAATGGCACTACCCAAAAAGCCTCTGCCTCTCATTTTAAAAGCATTGTACAGATTTTCAGGTCCAGTATCTCCGGTGACCGTCACAAAATTCTGAACAGTCGTGGATTCTTTCCTGGTGACACTTGCTGTTGACATATTTCCCTCTCTACTCGCGCCTGCCAAGTCGTAGGTCCATCGAATGGAGCCTCTCCAACCAATAAAGGCGCAAGCTAAGTAGTTGATAAGGGTTGTGTCTGCATACAAGTATTTTCCAGCAGCGTTCAAGTCGACGACATTTGATTCCGATGCGACAGTATCATAAATGTAGCCACCATATTGCGGAAAAGCCATTCTGTTGTACACGCGAAATATCCTGCCCCTATTAGCAGTAGCGCTCTCTCCAAAATAGATAGCTTCATGCCTACACTCTCTCTTCAATAATTGCCGAAAAGACTGTATTGATTCACCATAAAACACTGAAGTGGTTAAAGGGTTATCTATACTGACATCAGCTATCTTATCGACAACTGGGGGATCTGAGACGTCTGGTCCACTAGGGTCTTCCATCTCTCCCGATTCCGGTTCAATTGATGGCAAAGCTTCCACAAATTGTTGAGCAGAGGGCGGTGTTAAATGAAACTCTGGCAAATTCTCACTAGGCACGGGCGCCACCTCGAAATCATCAAGCATACTAATAAACACATTGATCTCAATTGGTGACTGATTAGAGCTAGGTGTCATCAAGTCATTCTGCACATAGATACTCAAAGTGCCGTTTCCATAATCTGTGGGAAGGAAAATTGGATCCCCTTCACGATACATATTAAAGGGTGGAGCAGCCAATGGAATTCTAGGCACATAAGCCGTGTTTCGAGTCCATCCAATGTCAACACAAAAATC